AACGCAGTCTCAGCCGGGGTTGCCGATGTATATTTGGCTAACCACCGGGAGGAGAAGCGTGGGCTACGACGTGTGAACTTGAACAAAGTGACCCGTATTGAGCGAGAGTTTTTTGATATAGATAGTAATGAGTATCCAAAAGAACAGGACGTGTTTGCCCGTAAATTAACGGCTAAGCAGTGGAGTTGTATTGGAATTTGTGAATCTTCTATCAAAAATCGTAGCGCTTATAATCAAACGATTAGTGCTGTTGGATTTCTTGACGGTTTATTGGTAACTAGTGCAGGAAAGACCCTTGAAGACAGTGGTGTAGTTGAGCTATACCACACTGCCAGTACGAACAAGGGATTTTCAGGATCACCGCTTTATAGCGGTAATAGTGTTGTTGGTATGCATATTGCGGCCGATTGTAATAAGAATGTAGCGATCCGGGTAGAAATTATAAAATATTGCCTAGACCGGTGTGAAGAATCAAACCCACCTGTGGATGTTGATTACCAAGACTTGTGGAAATATCAAGGACGGGATCATCATTTTCAACAAGTGGATGAGGACGACTTCGCTGCTTATGACGACAACGGTCGTGTGTTTTACGGCTTTCCCCAGAAGGAGAAAAGCGAATATGCCCAGTTCATCGAAGAAGAGGAGAGAGTTGTGCCACCACACGAACGACGTGTGAGCTACTACTATGACGATGAATCGGCACCTGTAAATGGTGTCGTCCGACTGCAAAGAGAGAAGCCTGTTCACTGTAATTCGAGCCCAAGTGAACAAGCTGTTGCAGCCGGTTATCTGGACAACTGTGCGAAAACATTGGCAGATCTTGGTTATGATCCAACCAAGTATGCCTGGCCTGTAATCGACCCAGCGTCGGAATCTAAATCGTGCGTGAAGCACTTAGAGCTGTATAATAAGCGAATGGAGAACGTTGGCACCATCACGACTATGGAGCGTGAACGTGCCATACAGGTGACTGTTCAACAGATGGCAGCGAATAAGTACGATGCGCCGATGAATTATCGTAGTTATGAGAACATAACTAGAATCATCAATTCAAGTTTGGTAGTGCCCAAGAAGAGTCCTGGGCAACCGTACCAAAGTGACGGATTGGTGACTAATGGAGATGTTCTCAAACATTACGGTGATTCTTTCGCTGAGATCGTTGAAAGAGAGTGGGATCTCGATTTTTATCTCAAAGTCTTTGTCAAGGCTGACCCTACAAAACAGGCGAAGCTTTTGAAAGAGATGGCAAGAATAATTACAGGAATGCCTTTGCACAAAATGGTTAAAAATCAAGCTGTGTTCGGAAATTTTCGAGAAGCGATGATTAAGAACTGGGAGAAATCGCCAGTTAAGTATTGTTTCTCGCCTGAAGTACCAGGCCATATTAAACACATGGCTAGTGTATTTGGCAAAAGAGAGGTCGGCTCTAGTGATAAACCCAACTGGGATTACATGTATTTTAAATTCGTTTTCGACATCGTTACAGAAGTAGTGTGCGAACTTTCAGTGCAACCAATCGACATGTCTGACGAG